ACACAACCTTTAAAATTGACCAAATACATCGGACCAAATACATCTAATATGAAAATAGGCTATTTTTAACTATAAACAGAAATACTGTAAAATATAGCAAAAATAACTATACTGAGAGTGTTGCGGACTCCCCCCCACCCCCCAAGGGAGCTACCTATATAGGTAAGATATTTTAAATAGATCAAGCCGTATATACAGCAGCAACAAAGCTATAGCTTTACCTATATATATAGTAATAAATAAGTTGCTGTTGGCGCTCGTGAGGAGACGGCGGACTATTTAAAAAAATAATCTTTTATTATTATATATATAGTATATATAAGAGATAAATAAGAACTGTTAAGGGAGCAATTTTTATATCGATCGTTCCTAACCCTAAATAATTTCATATACAACAAATTATTAAAAACCCGCGTCACTGCTACGCTTACGACGTTTCATTTAAACTTTTCGGAGTAAGCTATGGTCGAAGAACGCTTTTGAAAAAAGCTCGTATTCATAAATATACACATTCTGTATATTATGTTTTATTGTTTCCTATATATACTGCAAGCAACACCAAAATTAAAAAAAGCCAGATATTATCTGACTTTAATTTTTTGATATTTTTTTACTTAAAAATACCCGTACTTTCAATTATGCATTAATAATGTATATTTAATTATTTTTACAAAATTGATTAATGATATATCTAATATGAGTAATATACCGGTGTAACTACGTTACACCGCTCCTTGAAATTTGATATAAATTTAATATAATCAACAGCCTAGATTATAAAAATCTAAGGCTGTTTTTTTATTGCTTGCTATATATATAATTAATTAAATAAAAAATATTTTTTTATTTTTGAATAACTTGGCATCGAAGATGCGTAATATACCGGTGAACGCAGTTCACCGCTTTTGACTACTTAATAGCGATAGCTGTCTTGAACATTAAAAAAATAATTATATGAAAATGGCCCTTCGGGGTCTTTTTTATTTTCTGAATTATTTTTTTAAATTATTAACAACTCCGTGTCAAAGACACGTAATATACCGGTGAAACGAAGTTTCACCGCTCCAGATACGAAACAATATATAACGGCCCCGATATAATCGGGGTCTTTTTTTTCGCTATGTGTAACATAGCGAGAATACTAACAAAATGTTGTCCCATTTTAAAAATGCTACAAACTCTTACTTACGTAATTTTCTGCGGAACTCGAAAAGGATCGTACACGACGAACCATTGACGTTATATATTCTCTAAGAGAATCTAATAACTATTATTGGGGCCCGTTCCCAATTTCGTCTAATATCCATTCTTAACAGTAATGGCTCTTCGTTATTATTATATATAATACTATATATAAAATAACTCGACTAAAATAAACGCAAGGAACTTTTAAATACCTTAGCTAGTAAATGAAATACTAAGATAACGGCGGATCCCAAACAAAAAAACCACCTACTTATTAGACGCTTACTAACTTCTAATACTTTGGTATAATTCGTATTAAATATTATATATAATTACGCTTATATACATAAGACTATATATAATACTAATACGAACCCTTACGGGCTTCGTTACGAGATATAAAAATTGATTGCGTTCCTCGCTTCACAAGTTTCGCTCAAACACATCAGTATATATTTTCTTGATATATACTGATAGACACACAAACGCATTAGATATATTGTTACGAATTCTAAAGAACGATGTTTCTCTTCGCAGGCTCATCGATAACATCAACCATTCATAACGAATTCTACATATAACTCGTTAGCACTCGTAACCTATCGACACGATCTCTACCATACTATACTATCGTGTCGACTAAGAATTTTAATAGCTGAATAGATTCGCGGCGCTCACTATTCTTCACATTAATAGCTCTCATTAAAATTATATCTAATATAGATTTAAATCTATAATAACATCTCGCTGCCGCTTAATATTATTATAAGATATCCCACCCTAAAAGTTTTTAATACCTGTATGCATTCGCATACAGTAAAAAACATTAACTAAAAACATATTATATATAAACCATAATATCCTAGCCGGCTATTATTATATATACTAGTCTCTCTTTTAACAAAATACCGATGGCAGAAAATATACTATATTATTAACATAATATATATCTACCAGTCACTACGTTCCTTCTTATACTATATATATGATACAGATATCCCCGGGCGGAAAATTCTTAAAATGCCTCGGCCACAGTCCTCGGATTTTTAAGCCCGAATTTTCCTTCTTACTGTAAATAAGGATCTCCAGAATTTACTATATACTACTATAGTATAATACGATATACTATATCACGATATACTAAATATTCATCAATCCTTATTGCCTACCTAGCTCCTATAAGATTATATATATATACTCACTCACTTCGTTCGCTGCGTCGTTTCACTGATAAATATTATATATGCTCGCTCCCTGCGGTCGCTCGCCCTATATATAATATACAATATATACTCTTATGATCGTCGCTTACGCTAGGACACTACAATTCGCTCGTCACTAGCGTTCCTCGCTCATCGGGAATAACTATATACTACATTCACTACGTTCATTACTCCGCTCGCTTCGCTCGCTGCGTTAACACTATTATGATACATATATATAAATAACTAATTACTCTCTTGAGAAGAGAGATAACAGAGAATCTATACATATAAATATATATAATACATAACTACTCTCTTAAGAAGAGAGATAGCAGAGAACTACTAATAATAAATAATACAATACTTACTTTCTTAAGAAGAAAGTAAACAAAGAATTAACGGCTCGCTTCGCTCGCCTAATACTAATAAATAACAAATATAAAACTACTCTCTTAGAAGAGAGTACACAGAGAACTTAATAAACGCCCTCCGCTCGCTTCGCTCGCTCGGGCTTATACAACAATAAATATATTCGTCGCTCGCTGGCGCTTGCTCCTTCAAGCTTTCTGGCGATCGGAAACGTAATCGTTCCGATAAAAAAAAGCAGTCACTAAAAAAATTAGCCCACTACTTTATGTGTCCAAAAAAAAGGACTTTCGCTAAAGCTGACACCCGAATTACGCCATACGTACCCAGGTGGTATGCTTTTCGCGAATTATAAAAAAATATACATTTAGCTAACGCTGTAACGACAGTATTACCTAAATGTATATTTCTAAAATAAGAAAAAATAAAGGTTTAGCCTAGAAGAGCAAACCCTGCCCATCTAGACTAAACCCTATTCCGATGTCTGCATTTTAGATTATAAGTGTCAGACATCGCCCGCTTTTGAGCTTTATATAATTAAAATTATATAATTTTAGAAGAGCTTTAAAAAGCTCTCTTCATTAAGAAGTTTGGATTTCTAAGAATCCCTTATTCTTTTGAGCCGGCCCAATCGGCTTCTACAGCTTAAGATTAAAAAATCTACGGCCTTACTTAGATGTTCATATCTTATTAGCCCGACCAAGAACATCTTTTAAGGGTCGGAATAAGGTTGTCGTCCCACTCGCTCTCGACAACTAGAGCTATATGCTATTAATATTTAATGACGATAATAGCAAGCGTCGGTAAAATTATTAAGCTTCAGCACCAGCAGTTTCTGGAGCAGTTTCTACGGCTTCATCTTTAATGATTTCAATACCGTCTTCACTGTTACCAGTGCTACCGAAGGATTTCTTCAAGTTACGTAATTCGTCAGACACAGAAGCTTCTTTCCAAGCTTCTTTGCCTTCATTTACAATAACTGCAGTAGCACCCATAGCTACTTCTGCAGTCTTTTTAAGACCACCAAAGATGCCTTTGGCACTAATGCCAACTGCACCGATGCCGACATCTTTCACAGTGTCAGCTTGGCGACCAACGAACTTAGTTGCATTTTTAACCCAGCCAGAGAACATAGTATTTCTCTTAGCACGGGCAAAGGCATCAGTGATGTCCTTTAAGTGCTTGTCGTCAACTTCGACCTTAATACCGCCGTCGATATCCTCAACGGAGCCATTATATTCAACAGTAATCTTCTCACGCATATATTCCAAGATACTGTCGTTATTGTGTTTTAAGTTAAATTGAGCCATTTTTGCTCCTCCTTAATTAACTAAAAATAAAGGGGGCAAAATGCCCCCAACTTAAATTAAATCCTCTGCAGATACTTCTTCCGCTTTGATTTCACGAATAAGGTTTAATGTACCATTGATACACGCCATGCGATGTTTCGCATTTGGAGTATTCTTTGGTCTAAGAGCTTTAAGCTCACCATTAACCTCTACGATTTCATAAGCGTAAGAGGATTGTACGCCAAAGGCAAGTTTCACGCCGTTTTCTGCAACACCACGGTTAAATTTAACAACATCGCCAGCAGACAATTCTACGCCTTCTGGAACCTCCAAGGCATAGGAGTGTTCTTGGCTCAAACGGGAAATACGCAAACGCACACCTTGTTGTTGTGCATCTTTCAATGCTAATGCAAGACGTTTGAATTGTTCGCGGTCTTCTGCAGAGTCAGCTTCTTTCATTACATGGTCTGCAACCTTAGCAGGTGTTAAACCATCTTTAATAGCTTTCATGATAGAATAACAACGAATTGCAACCGCATCACTGGTTACAATTTCACCTGTAAACTGACCATAGTTTACAGACTTATTAGCAAATAACTCAACTTCTTGAGCCAATGCGTTAGCACCCATACCTACGTAAGATGCTCCTGCAACTTCCATGCGTGTAGGTTTAGTGTCACGAACACCATTAACACCTGCAACAACTGCAGATTTCATGTTGGCGAAACCATTAGCATTAGAGCCAAAAACATAAGAAACAACATTAGCGAATTTTTTTTGAGTAGACATGATAGTCCTCCTTCTTAAATAAAAGTATCCCGACTGAGCTTCTCGGGATGAAAATAAAATCTCCTCTTGCACACACTTGCAAGAGATATCAACATTAGATAGGTCAATGCTTATCTAATGCTCATATCTCCCGCAGTCTTCACCGCGGAAGAAGAGGAGAAAAAGTATGAAAGGGACCTCCACACAAAAGGCCCCATGGAAGATTTCGGCACGGAGTGCTCTCAATCTCGTAAAGGTATAAAACCTTATATCAACTACCGTAGATGCACATTAGGTTGTTGTGTATCTTTATAAAGGGAGGTATTATGAGTACATAGCACCTACGGTAGCTTATATAAAGCTTTATATGAAAATAAAATATGACCCTAGCTAATAAGAAGAGGTCACAGGAGATTTCGCCCCGGAGGGGGAACTATATGACGTCCTCCTCCAGCGAAACCTTCTATCACCTAGCGTTTATTAAGCTTATGCTTTTGCACTTGCATAATAATGCTAGATGAAATAAACCAACCAACCAAGAACCAGAAAATGCGGAAAGTGATTGGGTTTTCCGCATAAAATTTGTTTAACCAGTTTACGAATAATTTTTGCATGATAATGCCTTCATTAGCTATTAATTAAAATCAATAGTGTAACGACAAAACTAACAATAAAACCTAACTGAAATGCCAGCATCTTATAGACGCTAGCACAATTTTCTCTAGCTTTATTAAGGCCTGTTATAACTTGATTTAGCATAGAGCACCTCCATTAATCAGCCATACTACAGGAACGATATCCTAGTATTGTACGACTAATAAATTGGAAACCTTGATGTTCTTTTAGAACGCCAAAGATGCCATCTGTGGATTGAACAGAAATAAATTCTCCTACTGGAGATACTAAAGTGTAATTATAAATAGCTTCTACGAACATGATTTTCTCCTCCTACGTAGAATAACAGAATATGAGGACAGATTGCCTCGTGAATAATTTCGGCACGGAGTGCCAGAGAACTTCAACAGGAGTACTATGCCGTAAATGTAGATATAGTACCCCCATAGAAGATTTAGCCCCGGCGGGGGCTATTCTCCAGTTAATAATTTAATAGTTCTTGTAGACAATTTACGATAAGAATGCTCTGTGCATAAATACATCGGCCGACGTTCATAACTAATACAGTCTTCATTGTCGTCGCCACTAATATCTGCCCAAGCACTAATTTCAATAATCTTAGTGCTGTCAACAGATGCAATACTGCCAGAACATATACAATCATTATAATATTTTTCTACAATGATTTCATATGCTTCATCAAGGTTGTTCGCTTCGATAGTTGTGTCATGGTACAGCTCCCCGAAAAATATGTATTTCATTAGATGCCTCCATAAATACGTTGAACATCTTTTAGAATGTCCAATACATCTTCAACTTCTAACCAGCCACGCACATCGTCAGTGATAGGTGTGTCGTAACAACACTTATCATCTCTAAGCATAGCTAGCTCGAACAAACCTTCGTCCCCGCCGTATGTCATGGAACTTCGTATAACGGAAACTTCCATATCTCCATGGCCAGGAACAGAAAATCTGTAGCATTCGGTTTCAGGAGCAAATACTCCGGCTTCGCGAATAAAGAAATCCTTGAATAACGGATGACGAATAAAGTCTTTTACAACCTTTTCATCTTTAGACACATTGGCAGACATTTGTACTGTCCAAGAATTTTGATTTGCTTGTAATGGCATATTAGCCTTAATAGTTTTCATAGCTTTTTTCTCCTTCTATGAATAAATAAAGTACAGAGGGATAAAATACCCTCATAAATAATTTCGCCCCGGCGGGGCAGATTAATTACTAGTAAACTACTACCGCCGGATCGTATAATACACAAGAAAAAATATATTCAGCAGTAAAGACCCGAAGGGACACTGCTGAAATCAAGACAAAGGTGACAGGTGAGTATTCGACGACCAGAGACGCAGCAACGCGGGCCACATCCCAATGTTGTAAGCGTCGGAAGTCGAATACGGTGCCGCCCTCTCTTATTAGTATTATAGTATTATCCAACACTATACTAATAAATATATATAAGGGCGGACACCTGTAACCGAACAATATATATTAAAAAAATAGCATTTAGCTACAGATATAATATCCATAACTAAATGCTATTAAAGAGCTATTTGATAAACGTAGCTCTTAATGCCATACGTTTACGTGGCATAGCAGAAGCTCTCGCTACCAATCTATGAGTTTCTTCTGGAGTAATTTCTTCTCCTAAAACCCAACTAACGATGCTCCCTTTGTAATAACAGTCTGGATGCTTGAATTCAACGTCCAAACCTTTTTCATTCTCAAATGTATCTACGATTGTTACACCGTAGATGTTGCGAGAATTTAAACCAAGATTAAGAGCTAAAGTAGAAACGACTGTATTCATGATAATACCTCCTGTGAATACAAATACGAAATGAGGGCAAATTACCCTCATAGTAGATTTCGGCACGGAGTGCCAAATACTAACAAATAACAAACAACTTATATAGGACTTGCCCCGCAGGGGACTCTCCGTCAGGAGGCCCCCGGCAGGGATAATTTCCGTTAGGAAATTTCTCTTAAAAATCTTATATAAGTATAATTAGAACTGTCGGGCCCTCACTCTACTAAGCAACTTCTTTGAGTAATGCTAGAGAGGAGGACCCGAAGGGTAAATTAATCAAGCACTGTAAGCATTAAAGCTACAGACTTAATTTCTTTCCCTTGTTTCTCGAATTGATTAAAGCACATGTTGTCCACATGCACCTTAACTTTAGCTTCGCCGTAAGATCTCATAATCATCTCACGAATTTCAGAGGATAAAGATATAGCACATAATTGTGCATATCCATCTCCTTTTAAAGACTTTACGAAAATGCCGTCTGATGGCGCTTTACCGTCTAAGCCCTTTGCTTTAATAGCTTTTGCTACAGAGCCTGCCATCAAGACAAACTCTTCGTATCTAATAACTTCGCCATTAGAGTCTTCTTTATGGAAACCTTGTGCTACCGCAACTTTTGATGCAGCATTAGCAAAGTCATTGGATTTTACTAACAACTGCTTCTTAGGACGGTCAAGTTCCATACCGTCTAACGGTGTTACGATAATGTACAAGCTACCATTTTCGCGCACGAACAATTCATATGATCCATTCACTGTAGGGTCACAGAACAAATATTCGTCAGAAGACAAGCCCTTATTGAAGAAGACGTATTCGCCTTCTTCTTCATCAAGACCTGTTGCTGGTTTATAGGCATCAGCAGCGCCTTTAAAACGAGGTGTTACCTCAACAACACGAAGAGATTCTAATTGTTTCTCTTCGTCTGCGTTATCCCATGCATAATGCACGAGATCTTTCTTTAAACAAACGGATCCATAAATAAATCCTGCTTCGCGAGCAACTTTGTATACATTATTTTCATCTGGGTTAATATCCATACCCCAGATTAACATATTACGAACATAGCTCGCAATTTTACTCATTGGGGAGCTCATTAGCTCCCCTTTAATATTCTCATTAGAAGACTTACGGATGTCTTCAATGAGTTCGTTAACATATCCAGTGAGACCTTTTGCTTCACTGTTTTGTTTTTTCAAGTTAATACCATAAGCATCTACCGTAGCTTTTAGTTGCTCTAATGCAACTTCTGCTACTTCGTTTTGGATCTCATACAATCCAGATTTAATCCCCAAGGATTTTTTTTGTTGTTGTTTGTTGTTTTGAATTTTCATTTTATTTTTCTCCTCTTAAAAATTCTCTACCAATTTTAACAGCATCACTTAATGTAAGTGTGCCATTTTCGATATCCAATTCTATACATGCATATTGTTTTCTACGCATGCTATGGATCCCTTTTAACATTTCACCGATTGGGTCAAATGCTGTACCAGGGCCAGCCTTGGCCATATCAATTATATGACCAATAATACTTGGTGCAATAATTAAAATATCTACCAAATAATTTAAGATGGATTCATCACTCATATCAGAGTTGTTGAATTCATCATAAATGCCTTTTACTACTTCTGTAGAACATTCATTTTCATGAACGTCTATATTGGCAGCAAAGTGTCGTTGATACATTGCTTTTGATGTATCAACTTTTTGTTTTATATTCTTACGAATAATTTCGCAAGCTTCATGGAATACGATTGTGCCTCGTGTTCCAATGATTTCTAGAGCCAAGGAAGACTTATTAACATACTTCCCAACGTTCATGTCTGTTAAACCAGACACGAATACAGACTCTATAAACTCAGCGTAACTGCTGGCTTCAAGTAACCCTTGAACAGCAGTTTCACTTTTAATACCGACCATATAATGGACTTTGCCATCATATAGGTCAGCATCTGTGCCGACGAGCCATAGGTGTTTGTCGGTATCATGATCCGACCCCCCTTGGCTCATCTTGAAATATTCGCTGCCTGTGCAAATGAATCCACTAATCGGAATCATTTTTAGCTCATCTAAAGCAGCGTCAACTAAACCTTGAGCTAACTTTTCAATGTTTTTTACCACGCCTTTGGACGCTAAATATTTCATGGCATCCTTAACGTATTCGTCATATCTATCTTTTAATAGATTAATGAAATACTGTGCTGGACGAATCACAGCTTTATATGACTCGCCAGCATGTGGAAAGCGAATGCCTTCCGCTTTAATACCGACTTCAAGAGTTAATACTAGATCTAATAACTCTTTATCAGACTTAGTATTAATAAGCATCTCCTTAACTTCAGGAGAGCTTTCATTACCGTATGCATCGACAGTACGATAACCACACTTTCTTAGTGTGCGAATGAATTTGGCGTTAGACACACCAATTTCTCCCTCTGCAACCAAACGAGTTGCAGAGATTTTTAACACAGGATCTACTTCTGCAGTAGCCATAAAGCTACCGCATCCAGAATCCCATTTGGAGTTCTCATTCATTTTATTGAGAGCCTCCACAATATTTTTCACGAAGGAAATACCAATTTGTTGGTCTTCCTTCAAAATTTCAGGCATTAGAGCTACTGCTCTGTCAACCTCGGAACCGGAATAATTTCCTTTAAAGTGAGCTTCAATTTTTGTAGCCACTTCTTTTTTAGCTACTTGTGCAATATATGCACGATTCAATTTCTTGTTCATAGTTTTCTCCTCTCTGAACAAACAATATAAACTCTACACAACATATTGACAATGTTGCGTGGAAATCTTCCCACGAGTCTCATGGAAGAATTGAAGTATTCTCCAATCCCAAGCTTTTTGGGCTGGAGTTAATTCTGGCACGCGTTTCATGCCATTCTCATCTGTTATTGCTAACAGACGACCAGATGGATTGCCAAAGATGGCAACATTATAGTTGCCTTTCTTATAACAATCGCTGAATCTTTCAGCATGGATTACACCATCTTCCATACTGTAAACCTTCACATTTTCCATGGCTAAGAAAGCTTGTTTCCAAGCTTTCATTGATTTTCCATGGATAGGCTGAGAACCAACCTTAATGCTTAAGGCTGTAATTCTCATTTGATGGTAACTTGGTTTTGCTATTGGCATACCATAAGCAGAACAGAACCACTCATGATGATGGTATGCCATACCATCGTAAGAGTCACCGAACTCTGTACTATCGATTTTCGGCACAATCGCTATACAGTCTTTTGATAAATCAAAAGATACTGTTTGAGCTGGTGCTGCAAACAACCCAACGTACGTGTTGAGTTTTTGAGCTTTGCCCGGCGTGAGCGCAATTTCTTCGAAGCCTTGTGCACACAATGCTTGCACACGAGCTTCGAACTTTTCTCGTTCAGATTCAAATACCATTACTAGCATAAGCTGTCTGATCATGCTAGGCGATAACTGTAGCGCATTAAGATGTTTTAATAGGACATGTCCCTTTGTCATGTCTAAAACATCTTTTATATCTTCGACTTCTTTTAGATGAGAGAAGTCTAATTTAACAATGCCGGGGATATAATTCGGCGTATTCACATACACCTTATTTTCCCAGCGTATTCCGTCGCTAGGGCCATCTAAACAGATGACACCGTTAGCGACGGATGCTGTTATAGTATCCCCACTTTCTAGGATACCAGATACAGGAAGGCTAGAAACACTTACATGTGCAAGCGGAATTCTAGCCTTTCCTTTTAATTCGAAAGTGAACGAACTGATGTTCGCACTTTCAAATTGCTGTAGTGCACCCAAATCCTCCATATAATTATGGTGGATTACTTTTGCCGCTTGTTCAGCAGCTTTTTTCATCTTTAAACTTCTTAAATTTTTCATGTTATACCTCCCAGAATAACATTAAATAACAAAATAGTTTAATGTCATTTCGGACAAATAACATAACAGATTTATTTTATTTGTTTCAAATCTGTTACATGTTCAAAGGAAGCATCTGGAGCGTGATTTTCACGCATCCAAGCTTTTGCTTGTTCAAGGCCGTTAAAGCCTTTGAACTTGGAACTTTTGCCGTCAGTGAGCTCTTTACAACGAGCCCACTTTAGCACGAAGCCTGTATATTCTACGCTAATTACAGCGTAGAAATTTTTATTCTGCCATTCTGGACGAACAAAGATTTCTTCTTCTTTAGTATCAGGATTTACTGAAGGTTCTACTGCTGCTTTTTCAGTAACAGCTTTGGCTTGGCGCTTTACTTCACACCAAGCCCAATAAAATGTGTTATACTCTTTGTCAGTACAACTTTTCTTGCTTGTGTGACTAATCGGAGTTACGAACGATAACAATCGATCATTGTTATCTTTTACTAAAACTGTACCATGTAACGATACAGTCTTAATATCTTTAAAGCCTAAACCTTCATAGAAGGATTTTGCTTTTTTACCTCCATCAATAATGGAAGAATAATTTTTCTTCCCGGAGAAAACTTCTCCGTTAGAATTCAAAATACCAGAAACGAAAAATTCTTTTGTTGTTACTACTGTAGTCATAATAGACCTCCCTTGCCTTACGGCATAAATAAAAATAAAGGGCATAATATATCCCTTATATAAGAACTATATCTTATATATCTATATAGCTCTTATATAAAAAATGAGTTAGTATTTATATAGCGTCCTAACTCACGACGCTTATTCCTGTCACGCCAACACTACAGCGTAATGTAACGTGACAAGAAGACTCCTCCTGCTGTCGCTAGACATGCTAACGCAACAGAAAGGATGATAATAATTAATATATCTCTTTTCATAGCTTCACCTCCTATTCTATGTGATGAGATATATGATTAGCTATAGTTTATAGTCATACAGCTGGACTTGGTAGCTTAGCGATAGATCGGTACTGCTACCTTTTGACCTGGATGAATGGTATAGCTAGTTGCACCTCCTTCCATTTTCTTAGATTCAGCTACTGCTGTTGCAGCAGCTTCTCGAAGATCATAGTCAATATTAGAGTTTGCATTGGCATCCTTAATGATGCCTTCAACAGTTTCACCTCCTCTTACTACATGTAATACATAATGGTCTGGCTGCACTGGTGTTAACCACCATACAAACAAACCAACGAACATTGCTACTGCCATTGTTAATACTGCTAACTTCTTCATAATACTTTTCCTTTCCTCCCATCAATTAGACATAGACATTGTAAAGGAAGTGATTTGTTTTACACAATGTCTTAATTAAATTGACCCCATCACAATGATGAAGGTCACGACCAATCGACCATCGTTCGTCCCAAACACCACCATGAATCAAAGGCGGGGGGGCGAACTTTGGTCGATCGACCATATATATATAAAACACTTACCCCCTCTAAAAAAATTTCAGATTTTGTTCCTATATAAGATTTTCTCAATAAGCCGCGCTAACTGAAAATACATTTATTAATTTCTTTTCTTGTTTATTTATTTTTCTTATTTATACATCTCTACTGAGAATATACATTTTCTCATATATAAATCTACGATCCTTACCAAAAAAATATACACACTACAATCTACATCCTTATGGCGAACATATATTCGACCGATAAATCGGCCAAAAAAAATAAGAGCCTCTTAAGGACTCTTACTTATAATTAATGAAGTTCGTTATAAAGTCTTTCTTGACGAATGTCTTAAATTCGTTGAACGTACGTTCTTCATTCTTCGCGCCGATAAACGTATCGGCTAATTGTTTTGCTTGTTCTTTAAATAATAATGTTTGTATCTCGCCGCGTAATGTATGAACATGATGATCGAAATATAAATAATCTTTAATCGACAAAAATTTAAGTACGATAATAAATATATATTTCTTACGTATGTCTCTATTAGTTAGATTAACATGATCATATAGATAATTTCCTATAATATTATATTTAATGATATCTTTAATCCTAGCTCGAGATAACTTACGATTCATATAATCAAATGACGAATAATACATGTCGACGATATGATCGACATAAACATCGATTGATTTAGTTTTCATAAAAAAATATCCTCCATACAATATAATAATGTATATAATATATTATATCATATGGAGGATTAAAATTAAAGCTTATAAACACTAATATCGTCGCCGTTAGGACTAATGCCTCGTAAATACAAAACATTATTTTCTATGACAAAAATTTTAGGAATATTAGCAAAATCTTTTGTTGCAACAACATCTGTTTTTTGTCCTTTTACAAGAATAGCAAAACAATTTGTATTAACATTTTCATTTAAAGTGCTTTGTTCAACAGTGGAATATATAATAACCTGTTCCCAATCTGAAGGTAAATCACACACTTTAATTTTGTTTAAAGTTCTGCCATGGATACCACGAGCATAAACACGACCGCTCCAAATTTTATTAGCCGAAATCTTAGCGAATGTAGTAGAGCCGCCACCTTTAGGAAGATTACTTACTTTATTATTTAACGCTTCGATTTCTTCCTGAAGAGCAAATTTCTTAACTTCTTTTGTCGTAGAATTATACCAACCTGGGCGATTAACACAGCATAAATTAGTTTCGTAGGTGTTACCGTCATAATCACCTAAATCTAAATGAGCTTCGCCTCGGCCTATTTCTTCCAATGTAGAACCAGATCCGATACGATGATATTTACCGGTGCCAGGACCTGTTTCGAATAGGATCGGATTATTATAAGCAAATTTAAGAGGACCAATGATAGTGTCGCCATTTTTATTTAACTTATTATTTAATTCTGTCGTTAAGCCATCGGAGAGTTTTTCTTTCGTAACAGAATGATCTCGTAATTTTCGGGTCGTAACACTTGCATCTGGATGATCCAATTCTTCAAGCACTCTGTGTTTAGATAATTCTGTTTTGAGATCGTTAAGCTTTTTAACAGCTTCGCTACCGTTCGCATCTAAAGAAGATTTCAATTCATTCTTTAAATTATTTAACAGCGAATCGATCTGATCTTTTAAATAATATTTAGCAATAAGATCGCCCAACAAACCGTCGACCTGATCTTTCGTATAATGATTCTTTAATAGATGAGCTTTAGACGGGAATAACTTATATAAAAGAAAAGCACTTAATGCTTTATCTTCACTAAAGTTCGATTCGCCGTCGATGTATTCGTCGGAAGAAATAATTTCTTTTTTGTCGACGTTTTTAACACGATCTTTTAATCGATTGAGCATCTCGGCCCTCTTAGGTTCACTTTCGTTAACGGTGAACTTATAATCGTATATATTAGTTTCTGGCATATGAATATGTCCTTTCGTAGATTTAAAATATATACTACTATATTACAGAAAAAATCCCCGCACTAAGTACGGGGATATATTTTATTATAAATGATCGTTAGGTTGCAAATAAACTATACGCCAAGATCCAGGGCCTTCAGTAGACTCTGCAATATAAAGCGTATTATTATCTATTATCATTTGTCCAGCAAACGCCGGTGCTTGTGTCATATCGGTTGCCATAAGTTTGTCGATGCGAACATAATCTTTTAATTTATCCCCGACATCGGCAGCATTAACGACCCATTTAGTGCCATTCCAGAATACCGGCATATCGAGTGTCGTATCGAAATACTGTTGACCGACAACTAAATGTTCAGTCGGACGATTTTCTGTCGGACCGGAATGAATAACCGGAATAGTTTCGTATGTCATATTAGACATCGTATTAAGATTAGATCCAGGTATAAAATAAACTTCCATATTGAAGTCGCTAGGAGCATTAACAACATCGGCTTTATAAACTTCTGGGATACGAAGCTTCATAGTCTTAGCTGTAGGATCTGCTTCTATAATAGGAAAAATACCTTTACCTAATGCACCTAATTCGGCTCCAACTCCGACTGGTTTACCAGCATGAGAACCGTTTTGCCATGTTGGATATACATCGAATCCGACTGTCATAGTACGATCGCCATGATTAACGACAGAAGTCGGTTTATCGTGGACGTATTCTGTATCAGTCGTATATTTATATGTCGATACATAACCTAAATGACCGGTTGCTTTAGGATCAGATTCGATATATAAGTCACCAGAAATACCGGCTGCATAATGACTATAGTCATTATCTTTAACGTCCACCTTCGGTTCGCCCTTAGCATTAAAGTAAATAGCAGAACCTTCTTCTTGGAATAACTGATTTTTTCTATAATTATTATTATTAGGATCACGAATCGAACGATCTCGGCCTACGAAAATTCTTGTCTTAGCATTTTCTTCGGCACGAACTTCGAATCTTCGATTTACGTAACCTTTAGCACCATATTCATCGGTAGAACCTAAGTTAGTGAATAACTTTAATTTATCGGATTCTTTGACACCATTAGGAGCAATCGATAACTGAGGAGCATCGATCCAAGAGAATAAATATCGATCGGTAAGTGCTGCGAAATTTTGAACAAAGTTAGGGAATTTTAAATTATTAACTTTGATCTCAGCTTTATCTTCATTATTAGACTCAATCTTAATAAATGGAACAGGATAATCTTCGGCCGGTAAATATTGAGCTTCACCAGAATGCGTAATATCCAAAGTAATATTATTTAACTCAGTAGAAGCTATAGCAAAAATATCGAGAAGATTAGTCGATAGATTCCAGCGACCAGTCAATTTAAGATTACTTAACTTATTAGCATAAAGTATAACGGACGATACATTAGCTAAATCAAAATCGTCGCTATAATGAATCGTTACATTATCGATATCGGCATAAGAATAAGAAGAAATGCCCATGTTACAATTATTAGAAATAATGTTACTAATCGTATCACCGACACCATCTGTAGCTTCTATTTGTATAGCATATTGACCGTAATCAGTAATAATATTGTCGATCGTAGAATAATGTATATCACGACTCAAATCAATATTTTGACCTTGATTATCTTTGGTGTTAGCCATCTTCATATTTTTTAAGACGAGATTATAATGACGCATATCGAGATTATTGTCATCATTTATAAATTTAATATAGCTACCACTAATATCTTCTCGTGCTACTTTAAAGGAGAAACCTTTGATAGTCGTATTATAAACATCATGATGGTCGCCATTATTGTCGTCGGCACAACTTAAAATAAAGCCGACAGTATCGACACTAGAATTAGATTCGTCGTGATCACAATTAATAACGGCACCATGCAATGTTTCAGATTTAACGACAAGTTCTTTACTGCGATCTTGAGGACAAATGATTTTTACTTTATCGCTAATTTTATAAGTACCATCCGGAAAGAGAACTTCGGTATATCCTTCGGCATTTGCTTTAGTAAAGATTTCGTTTAACTTAGCTGTAACGTCAGTTGCACCTGTGTTATCGACGCCTTCAGTTACAACGTTAAGAGATCGCTTGTTGCCGGTTAAACTTTGAAGTTCCGTTTTCTTAACGAACAGCTCATCAGTCTTAGTTTTATTATAAATTGCTTTATCATAATGATAAGTCGTAAGTACGGTATAAGAATTAGTGCCGTTATAATGTTTTAATTCTTTACCCAAGATTGTCGTTAAATTACGTTTGTCGCCGACTTCTAAATTATTATTAGCATTAATTTTAGCCATAACATAGTTAGTAGCTTTATCGACAGATTGGCCGTGATAACCGACTTGATTACCGACTACGATACCGTTATTTAAAAAGTCGTTGTTAATATTATTAAAGTAGCTTCTTGCAAAATCGTATTTGTAGATACGAATATAGTCGTGGCTATTGGCTGCCATATAAATAGCACCGTCGACCAATGCGAAGTCTTCGATCTCGGCTTTCGGTTCGAATTCAAGTTCACGAACGATAGTAGCCGTATTATCGCTAATTTCGACTTCTACGATGCGTCTCATCAAGCTGAATATAATTTTATTGCCGATAAATAAAGCGCCGTTAGAATCGTTATTTTTCTCGTTCACGGTAACAATATATTCTTTACCGTCAGTTAAATCGCTATTCGCATAAATACGAATTTTACGAGTACTGTTATCGGCTCCAGGAAGAATACTTACGTACTGACCTGTTACCGGATTATAACCGACGTTATAAAAATTATCGGTATAATCTTTGTATTCGCCAGGAGTTAAATCGTCCCTTACAGTGTAAATACGATTACCGTTAGCAGCACCATTTGTAGCTCGCAATTTACCGTCGAAGAATAATGTATTACAATGACCGAGCTTATCGGCACCAGTATTCTCAACACTACGAGCGACAGTAAAATCTTTATTTAACTCATATAAGATTTGTGTCGTACTATCGGCATTGATACAAGCTACGATAAATTTTTCTGTTTGAGGATTATACGTAAATCCCTGGCACTGATTTACTTTTTCTTTGTCGAAAGGAACTTCGGCTACGAGAGCGATATTCTCAGCATATTGCATTACCGGCTTTTGATTCTTCTTGAGAATAGAACTTAAACCCTGTGCAATTTCAGAAATAATAGACATAGTGTCTCCTTATTATAAATAATTGATTCCGTTCATCTTAGCGATTTCTCGAGCACGGTTGCGAATCCAGTTACCGCCAGCAGTATGTAAACCGTCTTCAGTACGAGTATGACATTCTGGAACGAGTATATCAAGATCCCAACGTTCTGCCGGATAGTCGTATAAGTCTTGACGTGCCAAACAGCGTTCACCGTGAGTAAATACTTGGCTTAACGGTAAGCCCCAAGATACGCAACATAAATATACAACAGTCGCCATTGCTTCAAGTTGTAATGCATTAACGGGCTCCGGCCCCGGCATGTATGTGGAATAACCTGTGAAGCCATCACCATTTAATTCGGAACCATAATTAGAGCAAGCCGAAATACCAAAGTTATTAGTATTTTCATGATAACAATGGCTCGCTCTATTATCTAAATCTTGCATTACATGTACGTTACCAGATCCATCGATACACATATGATAGTCATCGAACAACTGGTCGTAATGACCAGCTGTCCAATGCAAAGTAATCATAGTATTCGAAGAACCTTGTCGTTGAATAGTCGGATATACGTTTTTAATAACGTTATCACGGACTTGTTTTAATTGTTCTTCGTATGTCATTATTGTCTACCCCATGGATCACGTTGATATAAACCTAACATAATATTCCATATTTCTTGAGAAACACTGAATTGAACTTCGTCGTTTCTATGTTCCATAGGAATATCTTCACTAACAAAAGATCCATCAGTTTGTTTAGTCATAGAATAAACTTCTTGATTGTAACAAGCAACTAATGGATTCTCGTTAAACTTATTTCCGGTGTCGGCAATCTTAACTTTAAATGTATTATTCACAGCATTTTCTTCGTAAGTTACATTATCGCGAATATAATTGAAGTCCATGCTTACGATGTCAGGATCGATAGCGGACCAATCTTCTTCAGGATTTAACGCCAATTGAAGAAAAGTTTGTTTTAATTGACTATTACCAAAGAATCCTTCTTCTTCTGGTCGAATGAAGCAGTTATTATGTCTAAACATAAAATCGATAGAACGATACATAATAGGATGAATCATAGATTTTAATTTAGATAAAATAAAATTAGAATGTTCTAATCCCATATCGATATCGAATACTTTTTGATATGGTTCGCTAGAATATAAAACATATTTAATGTGTTTAGAAGTCGTTAAATCTTTTTTAAGATCGGTAAGATTACCTTCGCCGCCATTTAGATTAGGCAATAAGTTTCTAATATCGTCGAATCCTAACTGCGTATAGTTTTTATTATAAGGCAAATTAGTTTGATTAGTAAAATCAATAGCTAATGGCATAGATTTAACATCGTCGATATTAAATTCTTTGTTATAAACGCCGTCAGTAGTTTTATCGAGAGTTTGACTGAATACAGAAAATTCTGGATTAAGACCTTTAATATATACTATTTCTTTTTTCTTATTAGCAACAGAGTTGTCTTTTACTGTCGCAATAACCTTACCAGTGTTATCGTTATAGGCAAAAGTCGGACTAAATTGGTTACCAAATAAGAAATTAGCATTTGCAATTAAAGAAGTGTCTGCAATTTCAGAAAGATCGATTTGGCCGATATTTTGATTTTTAGTATTTTCAAAGTGAACTCTATTGTTATCGCTAAATGGAAGTTTATTTAAATTTTTAATTGCGTTCCAATCAACAATAATTTTTGCTACTTCACCTTTTTTAATAGTATATTCTTTATTGAGTACAGAAAACTTAATTGTCGTTTTCATATGATTAATAACTTCGAATCTATTTTTAGATTGATTCCAGAAAACATCGACATTAAGTTTTTCGACAGGAACATCGAATTTTTCAATTACGCCAATATTAGGTTCTGTCTTACTATGATTAGTATATAAGAACATACAAGGAGAATATTCGTTAATAATTTCTTGAGGAGTTTTTGTAGCAGTATAATTTGCTGGTTTTGTTTCGCTATATGCAAAATTTACAATCGCTAAGAAATCGTCGTCTTCTTCTCCAGTTTTAGTAAAAACAGGAACGGTAAGATTATTAATCTCACCGTCTTTGTTAAATTGAGAAGCAACACCATTCACTTCGATATAAGATTTAAATGGGCCAGATAAGGAAACTACATAATTGGTCCCTTGTTTTTCTAAAGATACAATACCGATTTTATATGGATCAGTAATATCGCTATTTACCAATTCTTTTAAGTAAACATCGACTTCAGAAGAGAATGGAGCATCTTTAGAATCGAGAACACCTTTAAATACTTCTTTAAAGATTAATTTTTTGACTCCGTCGATATACTCAGAAATTTCTTGAATTTGATTATTTTCAGACATATTGAATTATCCTTTTAATTATCTATTATAAATGATCATAATATTCTGTCGAGATAAAGATACCAGATGCTTCAAGTGCATCACGTTCGCTAAACAAATATTCTGCTAAACCTAAATCTCTTTCTACGTTGTTTTGTGTACTTGTGTTATAGTTTATAAGAACGTGACAATCTCCATCTTTTTTATAAGCTTTAATAGAATTAATACTTTTTATTCCTGGGCTAAAATTAAACGTTCTCGACGTTCTTGAATATTTATCGCCACATAAAGTGAAAGTTAAATTATCTATATTCTTTGGCAAATTATCAGATGAAAGAAGATCAACAGCTCCAGATGCTTCTGTATCAGAAATAGTTTTATATATATTATCGACAATATATAAATCCCTATTAAGATCTGTACGATATCCATATTCATTCTTTGCTAAGCTACAAGATTTCCCGTTAAAGTTAAATGCCTTAAGCTCTTCAAAAGAATAATCATAATAAAAAGCAGATTGATCGGTAAGAATACGAATGCAATTTTGA